TCCGGCCGTGGCTGCCGCTGCTGTGGGCGCTGGATTTCAACGTCTCCCCGATGTGTTCGGTGGTGGCGCAGATCGAGGGGGAGACGGTGTATGTGCTGGAGGAGATCGTCCTGGAGCGGGCGACTACCGAGCAGGCGTGCGAGGAGTTCGTGGGGCGGTTTCCGCGGCATGCCGCGGGGCTTGCGGTGTACGGGGACGCCACGGGGCAGCGCATGCAGACCACGGGAGGGAGCGACTACCGGGTGATCCGGGACTTCTTCTACCGCGCCGGCTACCGGGAGGTGAGCTACCGGGTGCCGCGGGCCAATCCGCTGGTGCGGGAGCGGGTGGCGCTGATGAACGCCAAGCTGCGGTCGGCCTCCGGCGAGAAGCACCTGCTGGTGAACCGGAAATGCGTGGAGCTGGTGCGGGACTTGGAGGAGGTCAGCTACCAGCCGGACAGCAACGTGATCGACAAGGAGAAAGACCCTCGCCGGACGCACCTGTCGGATGCGCTGGGCTACCTGGTGTGGCAGGAATGCGGGCCGCGTGCGCCGGCGGGAGAGCAGAGCGTGAGGCTGATATGAGCGCGCCAGGAGCCAGGACATGTGGGACATAACTCGCGAACATCCCGACTACATCGCGCAGCAGGCGATGTGGCGGAAATACCGCGACCTGTACGTGGGAGGCGAGCAATTGAAGGCCCGGGCCTCCGAGTACTTGATCCACCGGCAGAAGGAGCCGTGGGAGGTCTACCTGGAGCGGCTGAGCCGGGTCTTCTATGAGAACTACATCGGCTCGATCATCGACTGGTACGCGGCCACGCTGTTCCGGCGGGAGCCGGTGCTGAGCTTCGAGGGCAGCGACGAGGCGGGGAAGGCGTTCTTCGCGGCCTTCACCGAGGACTGCGACCGGCGGGGGACGAGCCTGAGCGACTTCTTCCGGCGGCAACTGATCGAGGCGCTGATAGGCGGGTGCGGCTTCACGCTGGTGGATTTCCCGCGCCTGCGGGAGCCGGCGGCCAACCGGGCGGAGGAAGAGGCGCTGGGGACTTCGCGCGCCTACCTGGCGGGGTACGCGCCGGAGGAGGTCATCAACTGGAGCCTGGACGAGCGGGGCGGCTACGAGTGGGTGGTGATCCGGACCTCGATGCGGAAGCAGGAGCGAACGGGCGAGGCCGGCGGGCACGTGGAGACGCGCTGGCTCTACTTCGACAAGGAGGAGTTCCAGTTCTACCGGCGCGTGGAAGGCCAGGAGGAGCCGGGTAAGCCGGAGCTGTTCGACCAGGGGCGGCACGGGCTGGCCGGGTTGCGGCTGGTGCCCCTGTTCCCCCTGCGGGTGAGCGAAGGCCTGTGGCTGATGAACAAGGCGGCGCTGGTGCAACTGGAGCACTTCAACAAGTCCAACGCGCTGGGCTGGGCGCTGACCATGGGCCTGTTCGCCATGCCGGTGGTCTACACGGAGCGGGACTGGAAGCAGATCGTGGGGGAGGCCTACTACATCCAGCTTGGCCCGGAGGACCGGTTCGGCTGGACCGAGCCGGAGGGGAAGGTCTACCAGATCGCGGCCGAGAACCTGGTGCGGCTGAAGGACGAGATCTACCGGGTCAGCTACCTGATGACGCAGGCGGGCGGAGGTTTGTCGGCCAGCGTGCTCCAGTCGGGGCTGAGCAAGCAGCGGGACTACACCATCACGCAGGAAGTGCTGCGGGCGTACGGCGACGCGGTCAAGGACACCTTGAAGCGGGTGCTGCGGGTCATCGGAGCGGCGCGGCAGGACGAGCTGCTGATCGACGTCTCCGGGCTGGACGAGTTCGACATCGGGGACTTCAGCGGCGAGCTGGAGGACGTGCGGAAGCTGCTGGAGCTGGGCATCGAGTCGCAGACGCTGCGGAAACAGGTCTTCAAGAAGCTGGCCGCGAAGTACCTCTGCGACGTACGGCAGCAGGTGAAGGACCAGATCGCGCGGGAGATTGAGGAGTCATTCGAGCAGTGAGGGATTCGGGGAAAGGCATGGAAGAGAACAAGGCAGAGAAGGCGGAAGCGACGGGGAACGAGGCCCGGGAGCTGATCCGGCAGACCATCGAGGAGGTCTTCCGGCGCGAGCAGTCGAAGGCCGAACCGGCCTACAAGGCCGAGTTGCTGGAGGAGCGCAAGCGGCGGGAGCAGCTCGAGCGGCGAGTGAACGAACTGGTGGAGGAGAACCGGCGCAGCCGCCAGCAAGCCGAGGAAGCGGAGCGGCACTCGAACATTCGGGCCGAGCTGCAACGGCTGGGAGTGGTCAAGGTGGACCTGGCGTTCAAGGCGATCAAGGACGACGTCTACCGGACGGAGGACGGTCGCCTGGCGGCGCGAGGGGAACAAGGGGAAGCCAACCTGAGGGAGTATCTCTCGCAGTTCATCCGGGATAACCCGGAGTTTATGCCGGCGCGGATGGCCGGAGGGTCGGGGGTGCCGGCGGGGCAGAAAGCGCCGGGGCCGGGGGGCGGGAGCGTCGACCTGGACAAGATCCGGCCGGGGATGAGCGGCGAGGAGGCGGAGCGGATTCGCCAGGAGATCGCCCGGGTGGCGGCGCAGACGCTCAGAGGGGGATAGGCAGGCTGAAAGCCGCGACCGGCTGAAGCCTGTCCCACAAGGGATCCATTCCACCGCCCAAGGTGGATGGTTAAACACAGAGGAGAAAGCAACAGATGCCAGCAATTACGTCAACCAATTTGGCCAACGCGATTGTCAAGCTGGTGGCGGCAGACGCACTGCCCGCCTTGATGGGGAACCTAGTGATGGGTAACCTGGTCAATCGCGATTTCGAGCCGACACTGGCCCAGGCGGGGGACACGGTGAACGTACCGATTCCGCCGACCCTGGTAGCCAACAACCTCGCCGAAGGCGGAACGGTTCAGACGCAGAATCCCAGCCTGGGAAATGCGCAGATCGTGCTGAACACGCACGCCGAGGCGACTTTCCAAGTCCCGGACGTGACCAAGGTCTTGGCGGTTCCGGACCTGCTCCGGCTGTACATGCAACCCGCGGTGGTGGCGCTGGCGGAGAAGATCGAGAGCGACTTGCTGAACCTGTACGCCAGCTTCACGGCCAACACGCCGGTGGGGACGGCAGGGACGCCGATCACGGAGGGGATCATCGACGCGGCGGAGACGGCGCTGTTCCAGGCCAAGGTACCGGCCAGCGAGCCGAAATACCTGGTGGTGGACGCAGCGACCTACTCGCAGTTGCGGCAGATTGTGCGTTTCAGCGAGTTCCAGACGGCGGGGGAAGCCGGTCTGCGGGCGCTGATCGAGGGCACGGTGGGGAAGATCAAGGACTTCTTCGTGTTCCGGTCGCAGTTCGTGGCCAAGACGGGCAGCTCTCCGGTGACCACGCACAACCTGGCGTTCGCGCACAGCGCGCTCGGGCTGGTGATCCGGCGGCTGCCGCAGCCGCTGCCGGGCACCGGGGCCATCGCCGACTACGCGGAGCTGGGCAACTTCGGCATGCGTGTAGTGATGAGCTACCAACCCAACACCCTGGCCCAGCAGTTCACCGTGGACGTGCTCTACGGCGCCGCGGTGCTCCGCAACGCCTTCGGGGTGCAGGTGAACAGCTAGTCCAACCGCCCACCCTTAGTTGTCAGCCATCAGCGGAGGGCCCGTAGGCGGGCCGGAAGCTGGTGGCTGATAGCTGGCGGAAATGCGGGGGTTCGTATGGATCTGAAAGTGTTCTATCAGAAGTTTCGGCAGGCGGAAGCCTCGATCGGGGAGGCGCACGTGGTGGTGGTGAGCCAGGAGAGCTCGGACGGGGGCCGGGCGGGAGTCCGCACGGAGGTCCCGCGGGCCCTGGCGGCGCGCATGGTAGTGGAGGGCAAGGCGCGGCTGGCCACGCCGGAGGAGAGCGCGGAGTTCCGGGAGCAGGCAGCGGAGGCCAAGCGGGCGGCGGACCAGGCGGCGGCGGCCAGCCGGATCCAGATCGCGGTGATCTCGGAGACGGAACTGCGGTCCCTGAAATCCACGGCGCGCGCATCGCGTTCGTAGCGGGGACCCAGGGGAGACAGCCATGGCGCTATTCACAGACTTCACGGTCACGACCATCGACGAGCTGATGGGCTACGAGAGTTCGCTGCTGGAGGTGGCCCGGACCGAGCGGATCGATCTGAGCATCAAGCTGACGCTGGCGCGCCAGGAGATCGGGATCGAACTGACGGCCTTTCTGGCGGAGCGGAGCGGGTCGGAGTGGCAGGGGATCCTGTGGCCGGGGCTGGAGCTGGGGAACATCGTGGTGACCGAGCCGCTGCACAAGGGGCACATCTTCCACACCCTGGCGCTGATCTACCGCGACGCCTACAACAGCCAGCTCAACGACCGGTACATGGGGAAGTGGAAGGAGTACGAGCGGCGGGCGCAGTGGGCTTCCGGGAAGTTGTTCCGGATTGGCGTGGGAACGGTCAGCGACCCGATGGCGCAGGCCGAGAAACCCGCGCTGAGCAGCGTGGCTGGGGCGCTGCCGGGGGCGACGTATTACGTGCGGGCGTCCTGGCTGAACGCCCACGGGCAGGAGGGCCAGCCGAGCGAGCTGGTGGTGCTGAACACTGCGACCAACAGTCTGCTGGTGGTCGAGATGGTGAACCCGCCTGGGAACGCGCGGAGCTGGAACGTTTTCGCCGGGCTGTCACCGAGCGAAGTGAGCCTACAGCACGACGTTCCGCTGGCGCTGGGGCAGACGTGGACC